TCATGCAACAAATAGCCACGAGTATGCTTTTTGAAGTCTTCCTGCGCCTCGTCTTTGGCAAGTTCGTGATACACCCAGACCGGGGGCAGGATACCACCTTGTAGTGCTGCCGCCATCCAGTTAGGGTCAGGAACAAGTATCTTAGCGCACTCATCAATGCTATCTTCGTAGACAACACGGTAGTCTGACTGATAGCCTTCTAGGTTTTCTTTCGCCCAGCACAGTCTATCCCAGAGATGTGTGCCTTGAAATTCAGGTGTTTGCATTATGCTAGGTCTCCGTGAATGGTCGTTAAAACAAAATCATTATCATTATACGCACCATTGTTGCTAGACGTAGTTCCTACTAAAACAGTGTTACTGTCTACTGGACTGTTACTTGCTGAACGGTCGCCAGCAGATGATACTACTTCGCCAACGCATGAAATGCTTGAAAAATCATCGTTGTTTAAAGAATTGGTCAGGTTTACATCGTATCTTCCAGTATTGTTATCCACCAAACTACTTAGGTTAAACGAGTCTCTTGCGGCAATCGTACCTGTGCCGTTAAAATTAACCCAAGCCTTCGCACTACCATTCACAACGTACTGCGTATCAACCGACCCTGCGGTGCTGTGTTCTATTTGGTCTGCTACAATCTTGCCAGCCATTATGCGAGGTCTCCAAATCCTTGTGTGTCACAGTGTTTTGAGTCTTGATAAGCACTAGCGGCATAACTTAACAACTCATACGTTCCAGAAGTTGTTGTGATAACAAGATTTGTACCTAGCCCTAAAGATTCAGAACCTGAAAAACTATTACTGTTTATTCCACAAGCATAACCAGCTAGTGAGTAGGTAACATTAGAATAATTGTTATTTACGTTAATACCAAATTTACCTGTAGCTGAGTCCGTTAAGCTAGAAACATTAAAAGAATCCTGTGAAGTAGGAGTGCCAGAAGATGCGTCAAAATTTACAAAGTGCTTCGCCAACCCCTGTTGCAGTTGCATTGTCACAGCACCGCCCTCAGAGGTAATGGTCACATTGCCAGCAGCAGTCTTGCCAGTGAGGTTGTCTGTAATCACCGTACTCATGCTAGGTCTCCGTGTACTGTACTTCTTACACTGGTACTATCAACAGCAGAGGAACTAACTTTTCCGGTCCTCTGATGAAAATGGTCAGTATCAACATCCTGCCCTGAACCGCTTCGTGTTCCGTGCAAAATAGATACACCGCCCGATGTAAAATCATGCGGGTTTGAAGCACTTGTAGGAATATAGTTTGCGTCACTCATATTATTAGAAAGATTAACAATATAATCTCCCGTAGAATTATCAACTAGGGAAGCGACATTAAAACTTTTTAGTATTGAAGTTCCTTCGTCTTGGTTAATATACGCCTTTGCTGCCTGTTGCTTGGTCAGCGTGACCGCACCGCCAGATGTGTTCTGAATTGTATCTGCTTTTAATGTACTCATAGCGTCACCAATGTCCCACCGCTTTCAACGGTTAATGTAACACCAGAGGCCACAGTAAGTGGGCCAGTAACATTGGCGTTCTCTGTTGCAAGGATGGTTGTGTTAGATGCAAGGGATTGTGCATTGGTACGGAAGATGCCGCTTGCCTTGAAGTTACCCTTGTTTTCTGCGGCAGGTGTTACAGACGCTGCCGACACACCCATATAAATTACAAAGATATTACCTGTTCCGCTTGACGGTGCTGCAGTAAAGGTAAGTGTTGTACCGTCTGGCACAGTGAACGCATCAACACTTTCCTGTATAACACCGTCTACAGACACTAGAATATCTTCTTGTGTTACTGTGTGACCCAGAGTAAACGTGGTTGTAGACCCGTTACCGTTAAACTCTTCGGTAGCAGGTCTAGCCTGAAAACTTGCAGTGATAGGATTACCGATTAAAGGCATTATCTATTCCTTATGAACTGATGGTGTCAACTACAGAGACCCAAACATCTGCGCTGCTTGCGGTGTCGGACTGTACCTTTAGTACGTCACTTGCTTGCATTACAACCTTTGCTCCACCATCAAGCACCTGCAAAGCTGACCCTGCAGGTATAGGTGCATCCTTAACAATGTAGTAGTCGTTAGACCCATCGTTAATAAACACATCCATGTTGATTTGGGAAGTTGTAACATTAGCAATGTTGATACCTATAAGCGCATCATCGGAATTAGCGGTACGCATAGTTACTGCGGCTGTACCAACATTCCTTGCAATGTTTCTTTCAAAATCCTGTGCCATGATTTCTCCTAATTAATTAAGTATAATTATATCATACTTATATACGTGTGTCAAGTGCTAAAGCGCAATTGCCATAGCCACTGCAAAACCAGCAGTAGCACCACCTGAAGATGGTAGGTTAGTTAGTTGTGACCCATCTACTGCTGGTAGTCTAGCAGACCCGTCTAGCTGTACTGCATTGTTAGCAGATGTACCTGCTGTTAATACTGCGGCAGAGCCTAGTCCTAATGTACTGCGCTGCGCTGTTGCATCTGCGTCATCTAATAGTGCTTTACCTGCCGCTGTTAGGTCATACACCGCAGCCGTACCAGAACCAGTAAACTGAATACCCTTATCTGCTGCAGAAGTTAGCCCTGCGATTGCCTGTAACTCAGCATCCAAACGTGCATTTGCAATCGTACCAGTAAGCTGGGTAGCTACAATAGACTTGTTAGTAAGCGTCTGTGTTGCTGTTGTACCCACAATCTCCTGATTACCGCCAGCAGGTAATGTCAAGGTGTTGGTTACAGAAGCAGAGTGAGGTTGCGCTATAACTGTTTGACCGTGCGAGTTAGACTCACAGTTAAATACTACAGCACCCGGATTAGTATTACCCCTGACAACAACTGTTCCTGTACCGTGTGGTGCAAGGTCTAGGGTAGCATTAGAAGTTGTTACAATGTCATTACCGTTAGTGTCTAAGTCACCGCCAAGCTGTGGTGTGGTATCGCCAACAACATCGGTTAGTCCACCACTAGCTGCTATAAGATTAGTAACAGCTACTTTTCTTAGTGCTGTTGCAGAATTGTCATAAAGAAGAACTAAATCGTTAGTTGTGTCTATAGACGTTTCTGCAGTTTGGCCTGTAATTACTGTAGCGTCTACATTCAAAGTAGCTGAACCAGAAGTTGCACCACCTGATAAACCGTCACCAGCAACTACGGCTGTAATATCACCAGTAGGAACAGTAGCAACCTGCGCATCAACATACGCTTTAATAGACTGTTGCGTTGCTAACTGAGTGTCACTATCTGAAGACATATTATCTTCGTCCAGCACAGCAGTACCGCTTACTGCAGTATTTAGTACAGGAGAAGTTAGCGTTTTGTTAGTCAGCGTTTGTGAGCCTGTAAGAGTGGTGACAGTGCTATCTATTGCAAAGGTCACATCATTACTAGAACCAGTAGTGTCAATGCCTGTGCCGCCTGTAAACGTCATCGTTTCACTATCTAAATCAATAGACAGTGCGCCACCTGAATCAGCCTGAAAATCTAAGTCTTGGGCAGTAACTTGAGAGTCTACGTAGGCTTTAATTGACTGCTGTGTTGCCAACTGAGTATTGCTATCAGATGCCATGTTGTCTTCGTCAAGAATAGCCGTGCCACTGACACCTGTATTTAGTACAGGACTTGTGAGTGTTTTATTTGTGAGGGTTTGCGTACCTGCAAGAGTAGTAACCGTGCTGTCAATAGCAATAGTAAGAGTTTGACCAGAACCACTTGTGTCAACACCTGTACCACCAGCAATAGTGAATGTTTGGCTGTCAAGGTCTACAGACAATGCACCGCCTGAGTCACCTTGAAAATCCAAGTCCTCTGCAGTTAGTTGTGTATCTACGTATGCCTTGATAGACTGTTGTGTAGCTAAAGCAGTAGCACTGTTAGAGGACATATTATCTTCATCAAGAATGTCTGTAACAGTAGTGGTAGGCATAGCTAGACCATCAACGGTAGCAGTGCCATCTAAGTACAAATCTTTAAACTGTAAGCTACTTGTACCTAAATCTACATCATTAGTGGTAACAGGAACAATAAGACCATCTTGAAAACGTACCTGTTCTACTGTGCTGCTGGATACATCTACAAACACACCAACACGGTTATTAGTATCGTCTACAACAACTTTGTTAAGTGGGGTAGCAACACCGGGGTCTCCGATTAAACCGATAACCGGGCCTTCACCCACAGTACCGTTATGCTTGTGACCAGTAGATATGTCAAAGACGCTGACAAGTTGATTGAACTCATCATTACTGTCTGATGCTTGAATAATATCGCCATTAGCATATGTAGACTGTCTGGTATAACCTGCCATGCTTTATCTCCTAGCCCCTACTGCAAACTCTAGCTGAAAACCTTTAAGTGCGTATGGGGCAGATGTTCCTCTATCATTAACTCGTATAGCCATACTAAATCCGCTACCTTCAATTGGCTGTCTAAATAATGGGTTAACCTGTCCACCGTATGTTGCTGTACCATAAGTAGACGTACCATATATAGCAAATATACTAGCACTACTAAACGGATACGCTGCTGGTCTTGCTACACTTGCTGCTTCATAATCATATCTAATAAACAAGTCAGCATTAACTGCAGCTTCAGGCGCATAGTTTACGATGATACGTTGAAATGCTTTGCGAATACCTGCATCACCCATTGTAAGGTCAGGTGAGCGATACTTAGCATCTACATTATTACCATCAAAATTATCACCTTTTTCTTGGCGATACACATAGCCATCATACTCGCCATGTAAAATAATACTCTCGCCTTGAGATACTATGTAATCAGTACAGCTAGGTCTAATGCCACTCATGTCAGCGTATTCGTAACCACTCTGTTTACGAACACCTATAATACCTTTTGTTAATTCCCTTGTTGTATTAGCATTTGAGAAAAACAATCTGTATTGTGTTTTATCTGGTATAATTAAGCTACAAAATTCATCTATGTTAGTTAGCCCAACAAATCGTTCTTGTATCTGCCTACTAATTGTACCAAGTTCAACGTCACCAATTTTTTCTGTACCTGCAATTGTTCTTAATCCATCTGCTCCTAGAAAGATTAAGTCACCAGCAAATTCTTGAATGGTAAATCCATTAAGGCAACCAATCTCACGAGTAACCGATTGTAATACAAAATCAGCAGATGTATTGCCTACAAGTTTAAATATACGTTCTTCACAAAAAACATACAGTTCATTACGAAACGAGTATAACCCTGTAATCTTACTGTTTACTGCAATAGAGCCAGCACCGTTAGCTACGGAAAAATCACTATCGCTATAAGGAGCAGTAAAAACTATTTCTTCTGGATTAGCTGAATGACCAGCAAAGAACAAAGCGTTTTTAAAGTTTACTACATACTGTGGGTTAGCAGGTGCGCCTGTAGAATTTAAATCAGTAACAGTAGTGCCATCATACTTGGACGCATGATTTGCGCCATCTGCCCAAACAATAAAATCTGTACCAGCAAGACTGTAACGGAAGTGTGTGTATCTTCCTGCATTTGTTCTACCAGAGTCTATCTGTGTCCAAGAGCCAGAACCACTACCTGCTTTATAAACTTTAGTTCCACGTGCTGCAATAACACTAGCGTTAAAGTACGCAGACATTAGAACTTTTTCTGTTGATGACGTATCTTGTGGAACAATGTTACTATTCCACTTTTCGTACCCAGAGATACGTCTGTATCCACCCGTAACAGCAGGTTCAAAGTTTTCTAGTTCAAGTGCTGAACCCGGAGTAATGGCAAAAGTAGATTGGTCTAGTATTAAGCCACCTTCACAGGCAAACACATATGGACTGAGGCCGGATTCATCTGCCATTATGTCACCTTAAAATCCAGCTACGTTAATGCCATATCTTTGCGAATGTGGTATATATGTTGACCTTACGTAGTCTGTTCTGTTTAGTAGCAATGACTGCATATGTTTAATGCCATCTTCGAAACGGGCAAAGTTAATTCCGTATTGTTGTGCTTCACCACGATACTGATATGCATATGCAGTTGCACCATCTACAATTACCTGTTCAAATTGCTCTGGTACTGTTGGTATGTCTGTAGCCAAAGCCAATGCTACTGGCTTATCAAAGTATTCAAATTTTAATTCGTATGTATTATCAGGGTATGGATATAGACCATAGTTATTATCAGGAGTACGAAAAACATAAATGGGTACACCACCTACGCCTGTTGTACTTTCTTGGTCAACATATCTGTCAATGTATTGTTTATAATCTAATACACGTAGAGTAGTTCCAGCTACGCCTAACGTGTTATCTTTACTTATTCTAAATGTTTCGTAGTCAACGTGTGTAGCGGTAGTTGGAATAGAATACCTAGTCTGATTAGCTACTAGAGTTACAGTGCTTGTAGCATGGCTAAAAGGCCAGCCATATTCACGTTGATTAATATAATTGATAGCTTCATTCACAGCATTTTGACATTGTATTTGATAGCCACGTGCAGTAGCAAAATTTGATGCAGTAAGCTGCACCTCATTCATTCTTCCAAGTACTTTATTTGTCAGGCTAAGAAAGTCCATCACATATTCCTAAAAGAGTAAGTAGGGGCAACCGAAGCTGCCCCCACCAAGTGATTACTTATGCAAGTGTATCACGGTCTACTTCGTCAGCAGCCATGTTACCTTGGTCGCTGATGTCCATCATCACAGCGTAAGCACGTAGCTTACCTGCTGTAAATGACGCACCACTACCCGCCAACACAAAGTCAATTGTGTCGCCTGATGTAGAAAGTGCTAGTCCATCAATTGAAACCTGTGGAGCATAATCGCCATCAGATGCACCGTCAATGTCTAGTGCCGCTGCAAACTCATCAACATCACCACCAGTGAAGCCAAGAGCAGCAGTTGCGTCTGTAGCCGTATTCATAGTTGCAGATTCTACAACTTGAAATCCTGCTGCCATGATTAGCGTATTAGCAGGTACGGTAATTGCCTGAATAGTATCACCGGGGGCAATGCTATTTTTTGTCAAGTCAATTGTGACATCTACGTAGTACGGGTTACGTCCACGCTGTGAGTTCCCTGATGCAGGGTGAAGTACTGCAGTAATGTTAGCCATTTTTCAATACTCCCCTTATACCAAGTTAATTTTAGCGTTAACAAGACCTTCAGGACGCAGAATCTTGCGACCATACAGGTGCATACCACGAACGATGTCAGCAAAGCTGTCAGGGTCACGATATGTTTCTGTCTTGTTAATCTGCTCTGCAGTAGCTACTGATGATGAATGTCCAGCAACAATCAGGCCGTAGTTGGAAGCGTTAGTACCACCAGTGGTATCTGAACCTGTTCCAATTGAAGGCAAGTTGTTTGAAACATACACTTGGAAGCCGTGCAGGTTATTGATTACGAGACCGTTCTGAAGACCAGAACCACCAAAGTCTGAGTTCAGAAGTTTTGAATCTTCGTCCTTCAGTACTTCCATGAATACTGGGTCAACAACGAGCCAACGGCCCTGTGAGTCTACGTTCTGCTGGTCTAGCTTACGAGCCATACGTGCAATAACCATAGTTGGGTTGGCATTGCCTGAACCCGGTACGGCTGAAGCACCCGGCAAGCGGGGCTGGATACCAATTGATGAACCTGATGAACCACCAAAGTCATCAGCTTCTAGTTTCATGCTTGAAAGCAGTTCGTCAGAACCTGCAGTTGAAACAGCTACAGAACCGTTAACAGTTGTATTAACTGTGTCGGCTGCACCATGAATTGCAGATTGCTTAAAGCCACACAGATAACCAAGAACGTCTTGGTCAAACTGGTCAGCCAAACGATACGCAGCACGGTCACTTGCCAATTGCTGGAAGTTTACGTGGCTGTGTGCCTCTTCAATGTCATCAACCTTAAATGCAAAGTAGTTAGCTTTGTCAATTGTCAGGTTAAAGTCTTCGTCATCAAGGTCTTGCGGTGTGATAGTTGTACCACGTGCATAGTTCTTGACTGTGATTTCGGGTTCTTTGATAATCTTAACGGAATCACCCATTGCAGCAATCTCACCGAAGTAATCATTATTAGTGATTGCTTCAGCAACGGCAGACTTGCGGAAAGCAAGCTGCACCTGTTTGCTGTAAATTACAGGTGAAAAATTACCGTTAGGAAGATTACCATACCCACTTGCTGATGCAAATGCCATTGTATTTTCTCCTAAAGTTAAGCATTTTTCTTACAGATGCAAACTCACCAGACTAATCAGAGGCTAATTCATTTGGGTGTGTATCCAAGTAAGGTGGCCGCCCTACTATTCAACAGGCCAAAATCGTCAGGTAATCCGTAAGCTGTGTTCGTTTGCTGTTATGTGTGGACATATTGCGCTATATACATCCACACTTGGTTACATATAGTTATACATAAAAATAACTACTTGTCAACACTTTTTTTATCTGGCAGAGCCAGAAATATCATAGATAAACTTTCCTGTGCGGATAGCCTCCATAATTTCGTCAGAGTGCTTCTCATATTCTTGAGGCGACATTGCCTGAACCTGAGATTCTTTTAAATAAGTGGAAGCCTCGTCTGTTTGAGGTGTGCTTCTACTGCCTTTAGTGGACACCGCTTCAGCAGCACCTTTAGTTTTCTTAGACTTTTTTTCATTACCAATACCCTTATCTGCTTTATACAGGTCAATTGCCCGTGCTGCAGAACGAGCATCATTATCATTTTCGTACAATGCATCTTGTACCCATTTAGGCTGTTCATCAGCCCACTCATGGAAATCATCGCTATCACGAATGTCTCCAAAGTCAGGATGCAGTCTCATCAACTCAGCTTCTGCCTTTTCTTTTGTAGCAGATACTTGCATTTCATCAATCGCTTTAACACGTTCTTCCAATGCAGTAGACTGCTCACGTGCTTTTTTCATGGCAATTGTTTCTACGATAGCTGCCACATCAGGATAGTCAGCCGCCCATTGTTCAATGTCCTCATCGGACTTAGGCAGTTTCATTTCTTTCTTAGTAGCATCGCCAAGCTGACGTTTTAATTTGTCAATCTCTTTTTTAAAATCCTCTGATTGTTTTTGCTGGTGTCTACGCAAATCAGAGTAACGCTTTTTAAATGTTTTTTCTTCTGCGTTAGTAGGCTCTTCTTCCTGCTCTTGTGCGACTTCTTTTACTTCACCCTTTTGTTCTTTAATAAGTTGTTCTAGTTCTTCTTCTTCACGCTTAATGCGTTCTTCCTGCGTGTAAGGTTTATTCGCAAACGCAACCTTTTTTGGTGATTGCATTTCTTCTGCCATAATAGCTGCTTCAGCCATCGTCTTCTCCTTATGGGGCTAACCGTAGCCAGTGTTGGGGGGTTAGGTAGCCATTACATTATCTAGGATATTATCGTGTTCCTAGTCCACGTTTTCTAGCACGAGGTGATGGTGCAATTTTACTGACATCAATAATGCTAGTAATATCAGGCCCAAGCACTCGACCTAAAACTCTAAGTTCCTCACTTCCAATAAGACCACGTAATACTGTTCTATCCTCATCTGATAGAGCCGCATAACGCTCTGCAATTTCAGTTTGAAGTTGTTCTACTGTATCAGCCATTATACGACCTCTCCGTTTTCTCTTACAAACTCCGTGTCTGTGCCAAGCACATCAAATACTTTCATCCAAAATGCTTTTATAGGATAGTATATCACACCATGTTTGTTTTGTCCATAGTAGTATTTACCATACGAAACAAGAGGGTCTGCAAATGTTTTTGTTACTAACCATTTAAATGCTGGATATTTACGCATCAATGGAATAAATACTTCTGCCAGTTTATAGTACCCACGTTTATTACGCTCTGTCATATATTCATCACGGTAGCGTCTTACAACGTCATCCATTGTACCATCACCGTATCGTGCTTCAAGCATAATAAAGCAACAGTCACCACTAGGCTCATCATTATTGCCACCGCTACGGTCTTCATGCTCTTTAGAACCCGGAATAGCAGCACCTGTAACCTTACCTGAACTGTCGGTAGTTAAGTGGCCTGATGCAAAGGTTGTTCCCCTTCCGGGTTTATCATCTGTAGCAATTCCTGATACATTAAAACTTCTGCCACTTGTTGATGTGTAAGCAGTCTGTTTATCAGTATACGGATTATAAGAAGAGTCTTCTTGCTTTTGTTCTCTTATGGCTTTTGCATTACGTATATTACTTCTACGTGTTGCTTCAGCTACAGCACTAGCCTCTTGGTCAAGTTGTCTTGCTTGTTCAGCAGCAATCTCTTTATCTCGTTGCGTTTGACCTGCTACCTGTGCCGTATCCCTACGTGTTGGCATAGCTAGGTCTTCTCTTTTATACGGGTCTCGTATTTCATCTGAACCATCGTATTGACGTATTACATCTCCTTGTGGTGTAATTACGCTAGTTATATTTTCTGTACCTAATGCGTCTGGTCCTTCTACAACGATATTACCACCCTGTTCTCTTGATACTACTTTTACATCACCTTTAGTGATTGTATTCATATAGTCTAAAACTTTATCTACTCTAGCATCTAATTGTTCAGGTGTCTCTGTAATTTTTTCCGCAGCTTTTTGTGCCACTTCACCTGCAGCACCTTCTTCAGTCACACGAGCAGTTTCTACTGTAGCAGAAGGTATGGTAGTTTTACCTGCTTCGTCTAGCAAAGCCTGAATACTTTCTTCACCCTTAATAGTTTTTAGACCTTCTATACTAGCAGGTGATACACCCATTTGAGATGCAGCTTCAGATATTTCTTCCTTTTTACCCAAACCTAATGACGTAGCAATATTACTTAGTATGCCGCCAGCACCGCCTACTTTTTCACCAGAGATAGGGTCAAAGCTACCACCCGTACCATCTGCAATAGTACCATCCACAAGAACTGTGCCACGTTCTGGCTTACCTGTAAGCAAACTAGCACCGGGTACTACAAAAGGTAATACAGCTTCAAGTGCATTTTGTTTCTTTGTATAGCCTAACTTTTCGGCAGCTTCCATACGTTTATTTACAGTTTGTTTATATTCTTCTTGTTGTTGTAACTGTTCAGGAGAAGGCCCACTATCATCTTGCTGCTGTGCAGGTGGTTGGTACGTAGGTGTAGTTGTAGTGGGTGTTGTTGGTGCTGCAGCAGCAGGTTTAGTTGCAGAGAAACCTGCAGGAACAGGTATCAGTGGATTACCACTTGCATCTACAGGAACTTGAATAGTTCTACCATCTGCATGATAATATGTTACAGATGTAGGCTGAGTAAATGCAGCAAAGCTAGGTGCGGCTGCAGTTTGTGTTGGGGTAAATTGCTGTGTTGGTGCTTGGTAGGTAGGTACAGTAGATGGCTGTGTAACTGGCTGCGCAATCTGTGGCTGATACCCGGCAAACTGAGATTGTTGAAAAGATACGTTTGGCGGTGGTACATATCCGCCTACTTGATATTCTGCAACACCGTCATCTTCCATTTCAAGGTCATCCATGCTAAATGGAACATCGTCAGGAAGAGTAGCTTCTTCTGAATTACCCATCTGTCCCATATCTTCCATTTTTTGAAGACCAGCTTTTGCCTCGTCACGTAACTCCATAATCTTTTCTAGGCCATGATAACGCACTACATCTGCGGGTAATACAAACTCACCCTCACTTAATTGGGCAGGTATATCATCACGCACTTCTTCTTGAGTAGAGCCTGTTGGAACATCATTGCCAGATACAGGGTCAACTGAGCCGCCTTCATCTAGTAAGCCACCCTCATCAAATGCACCCTCTACAGGCTCAAACAGTTCCATTTGTTTTTTCATTGCCATTTACTTCGTCCCGTAGATATTTAAGTTTACGTAAAGCTGTAATAGCACCCTGCTGACGGTGCATCATAATTGTGTCATCAGACTGTTCCAACACCTTTTGGTGTTGTTCAATAGCCATGTCTATATAGCTACTGAATGCTTCCCACTGGCGGTTGTTGCCCACCATCGGCTTGAGTTTGCTGAGTACCTGCTGTTTGTCCACCATTACCACTAAATCCTTGTTCACCCGGAACTGGTGCTTGACCAGTACCTATGTTACCACCACCTGCACCTGTAGGGTCAAGTGGCGCACCTGTTGCTTGAGGTTGTTGCTGCTCTGCTGGTCCTTGGAACTGTTTCATTAGTTCTGCTTGCAGTGCAGCCTCACTCATATTGTTGGTTACTTTGTCGGGGTCAAGGTCCATTGATTTTGCAATCTCACTGATTACATATTGAAACTTAGCAAAGGGTGCAAGTGCTGGGTTACTTGCAATTTGAAGGAACTGCATCAAACGCTGGCTACGTACCTCATTAGCCATAAGGCTTTCTGTGCCACGTGCTTTTACTTCTAAGTCTCCTTTAATAGCAGAATCAAAATCAAACTGCATATTAAAACGGAAGAAACCCTCACCGAGAGGACGTAGCAGATAATCGTCTACGTTTTTAATAACAGTCTTAATGCTTCCGCTTGCAGCATTCATCAGCATAGATATGCCAGAGGCGGTACGACCTACACCAGACACACCTGTCTGCCCATGTGCGAATGATGGCATTCCTGTTGACTCATCTGATAACTGACGTGCTTTATCAAATAGCATCATGTTTTCTGATGATACGTTAGGAAACTTTGTACCAAAGATAGCTTGACCCGGTGCGCCAGATTGTCTACGGAATACCTTACCCGGATATATGGACATGTCCTGCCCCGGCACAAGATTTGTTTCATCTACCTCAATAAGCAGATTACCTGACAGCACCGCATTGTCTACCGCCATACGCATAAAGCCATTCATAAGTGTTTGCGTATCATCCATGTTTTCTGCAATACCTACACCAAAGAAAGAGTATGGATTCATTTCATACGGTGCAGCTACGTAAGGAATTTTGGCTGGTTTGAATGGGTTAAGCACCATACGAATAAGTTTATTATTACAAATCCATACATTAGCTTGTAATTCATCAAACTCTTTTAGTTCATCTGGAATATCTACGCCCTGCTCTTCAAGCATTTCGGTGTCAACCATACCCCAATACTCAAGGACTTCAAAGCGGTCAATGCCATGCTCTGGTGCATAATCAGATAGGTCATCTTCCCAATACTTCTTGATGTAGTTTTCACCCATCTGGATGCACTCATCAATAACCTGACCACGAAAGTATGGACGTTTCTTTAGCATACGCATTTGTGAGCGTGACATCTTATGACGCTCGATTACAAACTGTGCCTCATCCATATTGTTTGAGTCTGGGTCTGGATAAAAGTTCCACACAGATACATGGTCTACCTGCGGTACTGTTTTAAATAGTGGGTCATAGTTACCATCATCATCCCAATTAGGATATTCTTTATCCTTTGCAAATGGACCTTTCATAATACCTGTACCAAACAATGCCATTTCAAATGCACTGCTACGCAGGTTTTTATTAGCACCTGACTCTTCTAGTTGGTCGTGTATTTTTTTCTGCATCTTTTTAGCCGCAATCATAGCTGGACTAAATTCAATAGCAGTAGGTGTTTTGCCCGGACCTTCTTTTAGTTTGTCTTGAACAGGGTCAAGTTTTTCTTCAAGTGGGCCTAGTTTTTCCTGAAGAGTTTTTGATGTTGCACCCGGTGGTAAATCTTTTCCGTCACCTTTAAACCCATACGGGCTTGATAAATTAGTGCTTGCCTGAAGCTGTTCAGGTTGCTGTGGATCAAAATGTACGTCAGCTACAACACCTTCAGGGAGTGTTGTAGGCTCAATAGAAAGAGGAAACTTATTACCAGCAAATAAAACATCAACGATTTGACCATACGCAGCAAGCGTCTTGGTCTTAGTAACTTTAATAAATACACGTGACTTCTCCGACTCTGTAAACTGTACATCAGGACCATACAAACCACGATAGTTACGATATGCTCTTAACCAACGCTCTTCATCTTGATAACGATAATCTTCGGCACGTTTATACCGTTCAATAATGAATGGAATGATATTAGATACGTCAGCATCAAAAGTCACAGAGTCATCTGTATCCTCTAACGCAATAGCGTCATCTTCAATCATGATATCATCTTCATCCATATTTCTCTTCCTTAGTATCCAAAGGTAGCATCTGCAACTTGCATACCGCCACCGGGTCTACCCATTGGGTCATAATCAAATATACTAAATCTTGGTCGTGACATTATACCATATCTTAGCGCATCGTACAAGTGGTCTTCCGCTTTCGTATCCACATCTTCTGGATTTTTTTTATCCAGTGGGATGGATGGTAACTGGGCGACAGTGTTCGTGCAACTATTAAAGAAAACAAGTCTAGGCTCTTCCGTAAATTCATCTACCTGTAAACGTCTGTGTACTTCGTTCTTACCTGCTACACGACTACCACGGCTTCTGTCAGATGGTCTCCAACGACAGCCTCTTTGTATCATTTGTTCCGCAAGAGATGGTCCAGTATCGCCACGCTTATGCCAAAGACTACTATCCAAGACACCATATTTAATATTTCCATCTTCGGCTTCCAATTCTAATACCATGTCAGCTAAGTCCGTAGCTAGGACTTTTGACACATACAATTCCCTGTACACAATGAGTTGCTCAGACGGTGCGACAGCGAACCAAATAACACCGCTGTAAGAACCATACCCGTAATCACATGCTCTAAACTTAACCCAATTGCTAGGAATATTAAAAGGTTCAACAACATGAATATTACGGTCAAACTCTGTGAACGCAGCACCTTCTTTAATATCCCAATCACCTTCGAGGAGTTGTCTTCTTTGCTGCTCTGGGAGCGACAAGAGCATAGCTTCGTAGTCACCTGACTCAGAGAGATACGGGTTGTCAGATAATCTAGCAGGAATGAACCTACGTTTAAATAATGGTTTCCCAGCTTTGCTGTGACCTGCTGGATATCGAAGAACTTCACCCGTTTCACTATCTGTCGCATCATACGCCTTATTATATGGGGCAGGGTCAATAAACATTTTCTTTACCCAGTGATGCCCTCTTCCACCGGGGTTTGTTGTAGCCCTCATAAAGATGGGCAAGTCAGGGGCAGTGGACCGTAGACGACTTCGCATGTAATTCCATGCATATGGCGATTGCCACTGGGTCAGTTCGTCAAAGCCTATCCAGCTAAAAGCCAGACCCTGATAACGCAGGACATCTTCATCTCTGTCGAGGTATGACATCCACAACCTCGCACCAGATGGCGCAGTCCACTGCATCTTTCTTTCTGACCACTTTATTCCGGGCCAGATTTTTGGATAGAGTTCTTGTGATTTAAATATTAGTTCACGTAACTCTTCCGTAGTGTGTCGAAGCAACAGCCCACTAAACTGCGGATGCCCCATATACCTTAAAGGGTCGGCAAGCATGGCATAAGATTTACCACCCCCTGCTGAACCACCGTATAATACTTCACGTTCACTTGCTGCAAGAAAGTCAGTCTGTGGACCGGGATTAGGTTTAAAAAGTACATTGGCTGTCTCTTCAATAGTTTCAAACTCAGCAGCTTCAGTCTGTACCTCTTGTATTTCAACCGTTGGCTTTTGCGCCTGTTCTTGCTTCTTCGATTTCTTGCGCTTTGGCGATTGCCTTTTCCGCATACTCTGCCCACTTGCGGAGGCTTTTAGCTGTGTTCTTACGCTGTCGCTCATGCTGTAACCGCTTTCTTAATCCTACGTGTGATATGTATCTACCACTATTTGTACTAAGCCAGTTAGCTACCTCACGATAGCTGTATTGATTTACGTGTGTTCTGGCCTTTTCAAGCAAATCCAACTCAGTTGGAATGGGGTCAAGAATGTCGGGGTCTTCTTCGTTTCGCTTGTAGCCGAAAGGTACAGTACGTGCAATGCGTGGTATCTGTACCCATTCGTTTTCTTCTTTAATATCTGTTGGCTGTGGTAGCTTCCACTGCCCTGCGCTTCTAGTCATCGTCTTCTACTGTAGCTTTAGCTGGCATAAGCATCACACCACCAGATGCTTCTACTTGCACCTTCTCTGTTTTAATCAAACCTGTGCGGTCAAGCAGTTCTTTAGCTGCTGACATTTTATCACGAATACCTAATTCAGTTGGGTCATACAAAGCGTGGGTCATAGCCATAGCAGCTTTAGGTGCATTACGTGCCATGTACATCTGCGTTGCTTCAAGTATCTCTTCCTTGAGACCTTTTACAATTGCAGTTGTAGCAGTAGACTCTGAATAGCCAGCCAGTTTCTTAGCGGCAACTACGTCACCGCCAGCATCCTCAAAGAGGACTTCAAGAAACTTCTGTTGCCTTTCGTTTAGTTCTCTAGCCATTATTTCTTTTTCATTTTATTTGTAGATGACATAACCATGCCACCTTTGTTAAAACGATAGTCTGTGTGGCCTGTACGTGGCTTACTAATATAGCCACCTTTGTTTTGTGAAAGACTTGCCATAAAAGAACCTAACCCTTCAGAAATAGATTTAGCTTTAGGTTTTTTCTTTTTGTCATCGTCATCTGAAAACAAACCTGATATGGCCTTTTTCGCTGTTCCAAATATCCCATCGCCTGATATACCCAATCTTTTTATATCAGATTTAGATGCTGGTCCTAAAAGCTGCTTACTTCCACCCTTTGTTCCCCTGTACAATCTAGGAACTCCGTCCTTACCTCTTTCAATAAACTCATTTGCCATTACTTTAATTCTCCATGATGCATAGCATGTGCTAATTTATGGCTACGTGATTTTACCTGAACTGCCCACCTGCTGTCAAGCATTTCTTTTGCTGCAGTACGAAAATCTTCTTCGTGTATAGCAGCCCACATCTTTTTAAACTTACATAGCCGTGGTACACCCATATTAAAAGCCATGTCCACAAGTACAAGTTGACGTACAGAGTCTAAGCTGTCCACGCAAGGGTGCGCACGTAACAGTTCTTCCTCGACTATCTGCACGTCATTCTCTAATAGAAAAGCAGCGTCAACTTCGGTAATACCATACTCATACACTGTTTCTATGTTCGGTATGTCCATAGTATCTAATTCTTCTTGAGTAATACCACGGTCTTCAAGATTTCTGCCAACGCCTATTGTATCGATGCCAAGTGTATCCTGATAGACCTCTAGGCGTAGACCTTCACTCTGAACAAGTTGTTTGATTAAATGTGTGCGAATATACTTCATCTATTTGCCTTTTGACTCTCTACCTAGATAGATACCATACACACCTGTCATAACACCCATGATAACAGAAACAAATGCAGACTGTTGTGTTGTTGGGTCTTCTAAATTCATGAACCACTCAGCACAACGCCATGACATTGCAACTGAAGCAATCATAGTCAGCTTTGCTGTAACATTAAATTGCAGCCATCGTTTCCACCAATCAATCATTATTTTTTACCAAAGAATTTTGTAGCCGAACGTACTCCGAAAGAAGCAGCAACGATAACTCCAAGTGAGTACTGATACCATTCAGGCATTGAGTTGAGTTGTGCGAAACCATTTGCAACCACCTCTTCCATTCCGGGTATAAAAGCTAGTATAAGGGGTATGCTAAATAATATAGTAAGCCATTCGTCTTTCCACGAAGACTGACTACCTCTAGCCATCTCCAAGTCCCAATCAATTTCACCTGTAGCTTTCTTCTGCATCACTACAGCTTCAGCTTGTGCTTTAGCAACTTTACTTGCTGATTGGGCTTTCTTCTCTTCTACTTTGCCTTCTAACCATGTAGAGGCAATATTACTTATCGGACCTATCAGTGCGGTTAGCATTACACACCTCTTCTGAATTTAGCGGTTTTCTTTGATATCGCTTTAGGCTGTCTGACGAATTGCTTACCAGCAGCAGTTCCTTTTCGTTTAGCACTGGTGGTAGCCGCATACTCCTGCGGTGACAACGCTTTGATAGCCGCAGCAGGTAAGTACCGTTCTCCAGTTTTTCCAGACGGCTTCCCACTCTTAGTACCCCACTTTTGTTTGGTCCAAGCCTTGAGACTTTTCTGTGGTCCTTTTAATGTCATATTTAAGTTATACCATCTTTATATTTATTTGTCAAGTTAAAAAGCTGTAACGGCTACCCACAGTATCAAACCAGAGAATAAAACAATACAGGATATAATCATGCCCCATACAATTATTTCTTCCATCTGTTGCTTGCGTAGTCGTTCCTCTTCTAGCCTCTGTTTACGTAACTGACCTTGTATTCTTATTATCTGTGACCATGCACTTGGTCCATACGTCATGTTTACAAAATTGCGCAACTCTTCTTCCATTTGCTCTGCTTTCTTTTTAGCTGCAAATGTTTCAAGTGCTTCTTCTTCTACACTTCCAAACCTACGACCTTTAGCTTTCTCGTGGCTTTTCTTGACATCGTGGATTGAGTTCATCCAACGGCCCAAATCGCCAGCCATTGATTCTATGTCTTTGCCTATCTGCAAACCTTTTTTAATGGCTTCATAGGCCATCTTTGCAGAGGCAATGGCTGTGATGGGGTCTACCATTGCTTACTCCACTATTTTTACGATATAATTTTTACCGTCTGGCCCTTTACTAATTTCAACTGTTTTTGACTCACAAGAGTACCGCACAGTACCTGTATCTTTATACAAGTTTCTTTCTATGGTGCGTTTAGCTTTTAAACACTTGGACAGCTTTTCAAAAGCAGTATGCTCCGCTACGCTGCCGGAAAGATATAGTATTAGTGTAATTGTCTCAGTCACCATCTTTTCCGTTTCTCATTATTTCTAGTCTAGCTTCTATTGCACTAATACGTTTCTCATAAAATTCCAATGTTAGTTTCTGTTGCTGGTCATGTGGCGCACGACCCTCATCAATCTGTGATGTTAGTTCATCTATCTGGTCAGCAAGATGTTCAATCAACATAAACTGTTCGCTGTCAGCAGGTAAGCTACCCATCTCGCCACGAGGCCACTTTATACGGAACTCTGTGTTCTGCTCCAAGTCAGACTTCATCATAGTCTGATTTGTTTCTAGCGTGTTCAGCCTCTCAATCAAGCCAAAGTAAGCCCACGTTGCCAGTGATGCAGCAGCAACCATGCTGATAATATTACGTAGAGGTAATGCTACCTCAGTGTTTTCACTTAGCTTTGTAGGCATCTATAGTTTATGCCTTCTTTGTCTTGTAGCCACCGCCAGCTTTTTTATAAGCAAGTGCAAGCATTTGGGCTTTTCTTGCCGACCATTGACCCGGCTTACCGCCCTTGCTGCCAGCTTTAATTCTGTTAAATATACGCTTACGTAACTCAGGCTTAGTATAATTACCTGACTCGTTTACTTTGCTCTTAGGTTTCTTTGGTGCATTACGTGCCATGTTAATTACCTAGTAGGGTCAAAAAATTCTTCACAAGCTGTCGTAACAACTAACTTACTTGCTGTACCTGCTGTACATTTAATAATATCACCTGCATGAAGATACAACGGTCTTTCTGTTGTGAATATAGATTCGTAAGAACCACCTGCAATATTATGAGCGGTTAATAAATCATATTCTATATTATCTTCTTTATGAAATAAATGTAGACTTAAAGTTACATTACCTGTGTGATTATTGCTTACAAACAAATTTTCTAAATGAGAAGAAAAATTTGCAGGTACTGTATACACAGTTGTTTTGTTAGTAGAACCTAGTGCAACTACTTGTGTAACAAATTTTGAGCCAGAAGAAAGTACAGGCATCAATCATTCCAATCTAGCACAGTTCTGTGCATACGCCAGAACCAGTTACCAATATAGGTAAAGGGCTTACCCATATAGAGCAATGCCCAACCCATATATTTAATGCAGGTACGTGTCATTACTTCTTCTTTACTGCGCCACCACGCATCATTTTTTTCTTGACCATACCGCCACGCATCATTTTCTTTTGCGCCATCTTAGCCATGCCACCGCCACGCATTTTCTTTTTGGCAACACCACCACGCATCATCTTCTTTGCTGCTTTTGCTTTACCCGCCATTACGAAGTCTCCGTCTGTCCAGCACGAGTGATTCATATACATCGTCAGGAAAGTGCTGGTAGTATCCTGATTTTTCTAAACTTAATGATGCATCATCTAATGTAGATAGTCGCTGCACAAATACCATGCAGTAAACTAAATCATCATCTGTAACATCATCTACTAAAAAGTCCAGACCTGCTTCTTCTGCATCGTAGTCTGGATGAAACACCATCAGGTGCATATCTTTATTGGCTACCGACAATGCCTCGTTAATGCCGTCACAAAAACCATCTAGGTATTCCATGTCTGGCAGTAGTTCTGTAGCCCATACTACTATGTCAAATGTGTGCAGGTCAAAGTCTTCAACAGCCTTGACCAGCCCAGCTAGACCAGTATTAATGCTAAAGGTTACTTTTTTATCTAACCATGCTTGCTTTGCATAAGGGCATGGTGGTAAGCCATTTAGCTTTTTATTAGGTATCTCAAGAAAGTCATTAGACCACTTGCGAATGTCAGCTTCAATAGGATGCATTATGACTTTAGCATCTTAGCAACCACTTCGGGTGCTTCCTTCTGCAGTGCTTTCAAGCCGGGATTCATCTTATCTTTTACAGCACCACCGCCTGTGTACATATGCATTTTGCCATTTGCCAAGCCGCCCTTTGCCATCTTAGCTTTGCCTTTTTTAACTTCAGCCATACCTACGCCAATAGAGATGACAGGCACTTTCTTTGTAGCTTTACCGCCATCTTTAAAATTAGTACGTGCCTTGCCGGGCATTGTGTCTGAAGCCATTGAACGTGTAGACAGTTCTTTCTTGGCAGCGGCACGTAGCTTTGCTGGCTGCGTATCATCATTAGTAATATCCAGCAGTTTATTTGCTGTCATATTTTCCAGATTAGCTTTGATGCCTTTTTCATTAGCCATTATTTTTTCTTCCTGTTATCTACAGATGAAAGGAGTAAGCCACCTTTGTTCATACGATAGTCTGTAGCACCAATACGTTTCTTAGTGGCCTTACCACCTTTACTAAACTCTGATACATCTACACCAGCATCTTTTAGTTTAGTACGCATATCATCTAGCTTAGTCATCATACGCTCTAACTGTTCATCAGTTAAGTTTTTATTTTCCTCAACTTGTTTTAGTGTACGTTTGTAATCAGCAACAAGGCCCGTGCGTTTCTTACTAGCCTCGCCCATCATAACACGAGCCGGGCTTGCTTCACCTATACCTGCAGCTTTCTTTTCTGCAGAAGTCATGCCTTCCAATTCATTGATTGGCTTCTTCTGATTCTTGCGTAGTGCTGTTTGTTTAGTAGCTTCTTTAGCAAGTTTATCTTTTTCTGCTTTTGTTAGGGCTGCTTTAGTAGCCTTTGTAAGTAGTTTACCTAATGCCATTTTATAATCCTACCATTTCACTTTGTGTGACCAGTACTTCGCACTCAGCTTGCTGGTCGGTTTACCTTGTGCATTATGTCTAGCATAATACGACTTCTTACGTGCTTTGTCCTTCGCTGTGGTAGGACTCTTACCAGCACCCTTTACGCCCTGTTGACCAAAGCGTATGAACTTGTATGTGTCACCTTCCTTCGCCATCACACAATGTGACTTCTTAGGATGGTTAGGAGTACGTTTAGGCTTATTGACACCAGTAAGCCCTTCCTCTTTCATCTTGTTCTTGACACGCTCTGGTACAGCCACGGTACTCTCCAACTATAAATCTTATGTAGGTGTTCCTACGTGGACTTCACCCTCTACACATTCAATTGAACGATACGCCATACCTAACTTCTGCTTCATCCAAAATGCAGACAGGTCCGTGACCATCTCCATTACACGTACTTCACATCTAGCTGTAGTTTCGTATGGCCCACGATTATCTATTATCGTAAGGCAGTCTGTGGGTAGGGCAATCTGACATGCCACTATTACTGCTGTAAACATTTATGTCTCACTGGGTTCTTTCCAGCCCTCTGCCCTCATAGCGTCCTCTACGTGCTTCAATGTAAATGAACGTCCGTAGTGTGCCTCTACTGCTGTACGCACGTAGAATACATCACTGTGAGGGATATGCAAACGGTCTAATGAGTTGGTACGTATAGCTTCGTAAAACGCATCAAGAACATTATCTGTGTATAGTTTTACTGATTTTTTAGATTTTGTCAAGGGAAAAATCCTTTAGCACGTATTTTATCACGTATAGGATATTTAGAATAGTACACTTATAGTGTTATAGTTAAGTGTACTTACAAAGAAATTATTAATACATATAACTGTATAGCTAAGTGTTATTATAATCTAACTAATAAACATTTAAGTGTAACACTATTAGTGTGTTTTAGTTATACTATAATTATACCAGATTGTGCAAACATTGTCAATCCCTAAAATACAATGCCCTACCAAATAAATATAAACTGCACAAAAAATAGGCACAATATGTGTAACTGCACATATACTAGGCAATATAAATATTGTCAGTTGCTCCTGTGGTTAACAGTGAATTTACCTAATCTGTGTATTTGTATGTATATATAACGCTACCACCCCCACCT